CCAACGAGTGGATGCGATTGAGCTCGTTCGGAAAGCGGACATCGTCAACGACAACCTTGTGATACCCCCACTCCCATGCACCATCGCTCCGCTGGTGGCCGATGCGGTGCTGCCACTGGTCGACCCATAGATCTTCACCTATCATGTAGCGGCCCCATTCAGTTCCGAGGAACTGAAGTGCTTCGCGGGGTGTTTTTCCGCATAAGTAAGATGTCGGCACATCTTTGCGGTCCATGTCAGTTCGTGGGCACAGCGTGTAAAGCATCTCCTTCAAGGGAGTGGCGAAGCTGGTCCGCACGTAACCGTAGCGGATGGCTAGTTGTTCGGCCAGCGTGCTCTTGCCGCTGCCCGCGTAACCACAAATTCCGATGAGTTTCATTTAGGGAACGCTCCATATTTGCGAAAGTGTAGACCCACCAAAAACACAATATACGCTCCGCTAACTGCGAGTAGGCCGAAGCCTCCAAGGAATATTCCAAACCCTAAACTAACAGCCATTTCTGATGTCATCATTCTGGCCTCTTGAAGTTTTGGAGATTGGTACCTTCCCCGAAGGCAGTTTCGTTGCTGCTGAACCTGAAGGTTTCCACATAGGCGGGGTTCATGGTGCCGCGCAGCCGGCCATCCGCGCTGAGCATTTTAGTGTTGCAGTCCTTACGGACTGTTTCCATTGACCGGTAGTGCTGGATGCGCTCGGTGAGGGGGCGTAGCAAGGGCGTACGGCGGGCGATTTTGTCCAGGGCGTCATCGTCACACGTTTGTGTCTTCTCGGGTCCTTTGCCTTTGTAGATGGGTTGTTGTTGTAGATCCTTATAGAAAAGGGCCTTCATCTGCGGGTTGCTCTCGGGATTGAACCCCTCAATGCCGGTCGCCGCTGAGAGCCACCTTTGGTCACGATCCATCTCAGCTTCGCACTCGGCGTACATGCCACGCATCTTTTCTGCGTCCACATTAAATCCTGCAAACATCATCTTGTAGACAGGCTGCAAAGTCCGCATCACGAACCGGTACTGGTCCCACAACTTGTCTCGGACCAAGATACGTCGCAGAGCCGCGGCGACTTCCCAGGTTCTACAACAATCCTCACAGTTGTAATGGAAGTATCGTTGCTCATCGTGAAGTGTAGGGTCCCAAAGCCGGCCGTCATCCTTCCAAAAACGGTAGTTTCTACAGTATAAAGATGCGACAAATGAGAGAGACAGGCTGCTACCTCGCTTATCAACCCTTCCGGTAACAGGGTCGATTTTGCCGCCGAGGAAGCCGGGGAATGCCACATGTTGCATCACCATGGTATCGTGTTCGTGGCGGGGCATAAAGCCCCATTGCTTCGCAATGTACTGGCAGTCGTAAATGCCGTTGTGGAACGTCACCTCGCGCGAGGTGAGGAAGTCTCGCAACAAGAGGATGATCTCTAGTTCATCCTCCAGGGACCACCAGCTTGTGCCATCGGCGCGGATGAACGGTATGCAGGTCGCTCCCCGGTCGGACATACCTATGCCAAGACAATGTATTTGACCAAGCCACGTTTCAATATCACATGTTATTGGATTTTCTGGGTGTAGATCCTGAAGCTCGCCGCGTAGCTGCGCTACGTTGTCCGCCACCCAAAAGTTCCATTTTGGGGGCTCGGCAAGCGAGCGATCCATCAAAACACGTTTGGCGCGGCCAAGGTCGTGCACCAGCAGCGGGCGATGCTGTGGGCTCCGGTTGGGCAGGCAGTCAGCAGGATGCGGAGCAGCTACGATGGCAGTAGCCGGGTCCACCTGAAATACGCTACCGCGCCACTTGGTAATTCCACTTTGACCAGCTGTTCCCCATAGGGGGGTCCCCCCAAGCGCGACGATAACACTAGGCGCATATTCTTCAATTTGCCGATTGAGTCGGTCCAATCCTGCTCGGACAGGGCCGAGTGGGTATCGATTATTAATGAGAGGTATCCCATCTCGTTTGGCGTCGCGGGCGGTGGCGAAGAACTGTTCGATGTCATTGTGGATTGTGGCTCCTTTTGCGTTGACATACGACGGGGGCCTCTCGTGGCACACATTGGTCAGGTAACAGTCGCGGCGCTCGATGCCGGCTTCATGGAGGCAGCCATCAAGGATGGCACCCGATGCCCCAATGAAGGGGATGCCCCGTGCGACCTCGTTCTCACCCGGTGCCTCACCCACCAGCCACAGCTTCGCCGTAGGCGATCCCTGCTCAATCCATTTTTGGGTCACCGTTGCTCCCACCATCCATGATCAGCCCACACAGCCATCGGGCATGCAGCGGTTCTGACACCGTATCTCATATGCAACACTAAAGGATCACCCATCTTGCATTCATATATGTCACGCTCTAGGACGTAGAGTGTGGCGATGTTTTGGTACGTACGCGGTCGGGGACGCGAAGTGTGCCTGTCTCTGCCCATCGATCCATTACCATCCTCCATCGTCCCCTCCCTCTCCACCATCGTTGGTAGTGTTTGTGGCAAACCCCATGGGCGTAGTGCTTGCCTCCGCAGAAGCAACGACGGGGTGGCAACACCACCCCGTCACTTCTTGTGTTCACCTAACGCCGACTGTTTACCGGTGCCACCCCGGCAACGCGAGCGTATTTGACTGGGGTCCCATCGGCGTTGGTTGCTCCTTTCTTATCAACCTCATGTTTGATCTTCAACCAAGCTGTTTGAAACTTCAGATCGTTGATTGAGAAGTTGGTCTTCTTCACCCCGGTTGCGTCGATGGCGCGCTTGAGGTCGCGGTTTTTGTTTGTGCCCCAATCAGGGCGCACTGGAAGTGCAATTGCACCATTGCTGTCCAGGATCAAGTCCACGAACATCTGCTGCGCGACCACAACCTTGTCCATGTTGAGTTGCGTCTTGACATTATCGTCTTTGATCTCCCATATCAGGTCCAAGTTGGCCCATGTGACAGGAACTTTGTCACTGGTGCCATCCCGTGCTCGCAACTCCATACATTGGCCGAGATAGTCGCCCTCGGGGCATAGGTAGAATTTGGTGTCGATCTCCTCGGAGTGTTTTGTCCCGAGAAAGGTATCGTCGTCAAACATACTCATTCATCGTCTCCATCATCACGTTGGTACTCAATGGTGATCATGTAGCCGGGATCGGTCCATGCCGGTCCCACTTCCACGATCGCCTGGAAATCTGCGATCTCGTCCTCTTCCCACACCTCCTCTTCTGCGTCGGTTCTGATCGTCATCTTCCATCTTGGCATTCGTAGTACTCCTCGTTGTTACGGTATTCTTGGGCCGTCATATCTAGGGTGATGGCGTCCCATACGCAGATCACCAATGGCGCCCTACACCACTCGTATTCTCGGTGATATTTTATTAGGTTTTGAACATTTGGGAAAAATCTGCCGGTAAATCGTTTCTCAGCGGCAGGTGTCGGCTCTTCAGGGTCATTCCCTTCTCGGCTGTGTTCCATACGTATTTCACTCCCTTTTGGTCAATGATCCTCTCAGTCAAGATCACATCGTCAGGCTTCTTGTCCAGTCTTGGGGCCAATTTCTGCCCGATCGTTGAGGTTGTGATATAGCTCAATCCTGTCAGGGGATCATTCTCTCGTTCGACATGCGCGACCAACACTGCTGAGCACAAAGTACTGCCCCACCACAGGTCCATGAATGTCTCGATACTGCTCATGATCGTCCCGTACTCAGGCAGCGACAGTGCCGGGCGACTGCCGACATGGTTGGTGCGGGCGATGTTGGTTAGCCCGGTGCAGCCGTCCAACGCGATCGCCCATTCCGGCCCCAACTTGAAGATGGACCCGAAGTGCTGCCCGCACCCCGCGCAGACCAAATCGTCGATCAACCCGTACAGATCCAGGAATTGGGTGTATTTGTTGCGATCGGGGTCTTGGAATTTGATCAGATTGTCGGTGGTCATGTTGTGCGCCCGCGCAGCCCACGCTTTGGCTGCCTCGCTGTCCATGGGACGCTGAGGGATGTATGCGTGGTGGATCTTCTGTTGGGCTTCGCCGTCCGCTCCGTTGCACAAATTGGGACCCAATGATGCGTCAATGCCAGGGTCCAACGACACGACAAATGTCGAAAGCCCAGCGCCGCGGTGCTCCATCTTGTTGTTGTCGATCCACACCGGCAACAGCGTCCGCAGCGCGGTGGTTTTGCCCGTGTGGATTTGACCCTCCAGGAGGACGTTGATCTTCACGTCTAAGCTCCACTAAGGAGTGAAGATGACGATGAGCGGCGCGTCGTTCAGCGACAACGCCACCGAACTCGTCGACGTAAATGTCGAGATCGCACTGGTACCAGAGATTGGGTTATACACGCTGCCCGACGATCCTGCGGGCAATGTCAATGTCACCGAGCTTGACGATATTGTGATTTGTTGTTGAGTGCTAGAATTCCAAATCGGGGTTTCGTTCCACAAGATGATGCCGAACTGTCCATTGCCGAACGCCACAACGATGTTGTTGCTGTTCGTTGGCATCCCCGACAGGGAGTACGTAACATTCCCCGGCGTGAATGTCGTGGAGTTGGCAGAACCATCTGCCAAGATGGTAGTGAGGTTGTGAATTGCGGTCGCTGCTTCCTTGGCCGTGTTTGTGCCGTCGAACAGGCCCCAATTGGCATTACCAGCCCCGTCCAACATCGCGAATGGATAGACAGCTATGCAATTCGAGACCATGGCATGGTCGAAGTAATCCGACAGGATCATCTTCGCTTGAACGTCGGCATTGACGTTGCTGAAGCTGCCGCAAGACCCACCGCCCGTGCAGTAACCGGTCTCGGTTGTAACGAATGGGACCCGGTTGCACATAGTGTGAACGGGGATCTGCCACCCCGGTAGGATGGTGTAGATGGGACCGGTGCCAGCGCCACCGATCAAGGCGGTGTTGTTATCGTTGGCGTAGTAGTCGTGCATGTTGGCGAGGTCGCAGAACGCGGTCAGATTGCCAATGTTGCTCTCGACAGTACCGTTGCCTGGGCTCGCCACCGGCAGGATCGACACCGGGACGTTGGTAAGTGCCGAATAGGTGCCGCCCTTCACCCCGTTGTAGATGTCCTTCTGCAATTGCACGGCAGCAGGATAGCTGTTCTGGGCACCGTAGATGAAGTTGCTCAGCGTCACATCGATCTCATTGGGGCCGCTCAACCCAACAAGAGTGTTGGGGTACGTTGAATTGATGGTTTGCATCCACCCCAAGAAGGTTGCAGCGGGTACTGCCGCGGTAACCCCGTCATCGGGACCGTCCTCTTCTAAGTGCATCCGAATGCCGGCCGCAGCCATCGCCTCCAGCGCAGTTAAAGTACCGGCCACAACAATGAAATCGCGGTCATTGGTCAGACCCAAATACTGGAAATCAGCGATCGTTGAGTTGGCGTTCGCCTGTTGTTGTATCTGTGTGTTGACACCAAACTTCGCGATAAAGTCGTGCACCCGTTGGATGCCGCTGGGACACGCCAACGGGACCGCCGCATATTGGTACACAACATCCACCCAATAATTCTGCCCCTGATATGTATTAGTAGGCATTGTGGTCGACGTACTCGTCATAACATACAGGCCGTTGCCATTACCGTTGGTGGTTGCGCCAGTGGTGGGGATATAAATGGAACCATCCACGTCGCTGCAATAGTTGAGGCTGAGGAATGGGGGCTGGTTTAGCGAATAGCGCCCCACTGGCATGAACACGCCAATCACGTATTGAACACCCGCGGTCACTGCGATCGGGGATGTGAAGCTTTGCTGCTGCCACCCACTCGCGGTCTCACCGCTGAACGTGACCGAAGCCAACTGGCTGCCGGCCGAATTCCACAGCGTACAAACATGCGAACCGGTGTTTGTCGATGCCTTGTAGAAACGGCAGGCGGTGATGTTGCCATTGGCCAACGGTACGAACTGGACACCGCGCACGGTGGCTGCATTGTCACCGCTATCGGTGAATTGAGGGGTATCGGATGACTTGAACAGACTTGATGTGTGGAGCGTACCGGACGCGGAGAGCCCCGCCACTAGAACCCGGGCCGATGCCGGCGTCGTGAGACATGCTACCATCACCATCACTACCATCACCATCACAAGGCAGAAGCGCAAACGTGAGATAGTCATAGTGCTAGGGGCTCCCATCGTTGGATTTGGTACTCGTCTTCCCATCGCTCCGGGTGCTGGCTGTCGCACAGCGACATGAACTCGCACGGCCGGTTGTAGGAGTAGCATCCACTGTCGAGGATTTGGGGGAATGAGTGGTTTGGAGGCGTTACCTCACCGTAGAGCATCTTTGGCTGCGTGAAATCGCGCCAGCATGTAAGCATCCGCTGAACGTCAGCCCTCAATTGCGAAAGCCATCGTTGGATTTTCCATGGTGGTTGTGGGACCTCCACTGTGGGTACCAAGCGGATCCCGTTGACAGTTGGGCAAATGCCGCGTACCAACATCCCGATTACGGGCATGTCGTAAGCGTGGGCGAGCCATGCGTAGCCAGTCAGTTGACCGCGCAATCGCCACTCATCCGGCCATGAATATGGCACCGAACCAGTGGTCTTGTCGTCCAGGCCCCAATACGATGAGCCATAAGTGTTGCATGTGTCAAAGCGGCCCGCATAGAGGATGGCTTCGCCGGTATCGGGGTGGAAGCACCCCGGAATGGGCAACGCGGCTCGAAACTCAATGCATGGCTCGCCGGCGAAGCTGGCAATCCGAATGGGATCGTTGTCGAGCGGCCATTCCCGGAAGTAGTCGCTCAAGGCGAGGATACAGCTATCCAGTGTCTTAACCGCTTCGGTGCGGGACGGATTGGTGGGTGGCTCAAAGTACGCCCACTGTTTTATGATAGCCTCAACACCCTTCAACACCGCTTGGTGCTGGGGCTCGCCACCTACCCATGCCCGCCGTGTGATCTCCAACCCTTTAGCAAGACAGCCGCCAAAATGCAAATGAACATTAACACTCTCATGTTTCAACCCCTGGCAATACCGGCGAAAGAAGTGGTGCGGGCACAGGTTGAAGCTGGACCGCATCGTGCTGTCGATGACAGCGGGGAAGATAGCTTCAGTTGTCACGGGTCCGACTTTTGAGAGAGCAGCGCCACCAGATCTACACCCTTCGTGGTTGTCTTCGCGGCGGCTTTCGCCTTCTTCCCCTTGCTCGCCGCGGCTGATGCCGCAGATCGGTCCCGAGAGATGTCCATGATGATCTCCCGGTACTCGGCGGCTGTCACCGGCTGCCCACTAAGAACGCGGTGGCGTAGGTCCTGCAATGCAACCTCGGTTTCGTAGCTAATAGTGGTCATGATACCTCACACTGTGAAGCAACATGGCGTCGCCAGCTTTCGAGGACGATCAGCCGGCGCCGGCCTTGCATGATGCTGGCGATAGTGCCGTCGCTGATCAGTTCGTACACCGTGGAGCGGCTGAGCCCGCTTAGGCGGCAGAACTCGGTCACGGTGGTGGTGATGATGTCGTTGGTGGTGCCGTCCATGCGGTGTCCACGGGTGTGTGTGTGTGGACCTTTTATATCGGGCTGCGCAGCGGGATGCAAGCATGGAGTGTGGCGAGGGGAACGTGCAGCATGTTCCCGATTTGTGCTGAGAACGGCACGAAAAGAAGGGAGCCCGCGTGGGCTCCCTGGAAGGCCGTAGAAAGAGGGAAGGCTACTCGGCGGCGATGGCGTCGGGGGTGCCGAACATGCTCGCCAGCGAAGGCCCCTGGGGGCTGGCACCGGCCTTGTTGGCCTCGCGGGCTTCCTTGGCCAAGCGCTTGGCTCGATCGTCGGCGATCTTGGCCATTTCGACCTTGAGGGCGGCGTTCGCCGGGTCCGCCAACTGCTGGGCAATGTACCGCGCGGTGAACTTCCGCTTCCGCCGGCCGCGCTCATCCAGCACCGGCTCGCCGTTGTCGTCGAGAATGTACGTGGTGTCGATCTCGTCCTGGACAGCCGCAGCTAGACGACCCGTCAGCTTGGCGATTGCCACGGCGAGATCGGACGGTTCTGCGGGTGTTGCACCAGAATGTTGTGCGTCCGGGCTCCATTCGCCTGAGCTTAGCGCAGTCCACAACTTCCGCTCGGCCGCCAAACAATCGGAACCGTAATCGCCAGTAAGCCGCTGGCTGACCATATCCGAGTATGCCCGGTTGAGCAGATAGGTGTGATACTTCGACGGCAGAGCCGTCGCATCCCGCTTGACGGTGCCGCTGACATGCTGCGCACCATTGGCAGGATCGGACCAAAATTTCATTTCGACACCGTCCGATAGGACGGCGGTCTCCATACGCTTGTTACGGGGCATCGTTGAGGTTTCCTTCGTCGAATGATACGCCTCAGTGAGGTGAGGGCATTATGTGGTGGTTATGGGAGTGGTGTCAAGAGTCTATTTGGTGGATGTCATGGCTTGGGTTCCTTGTTTGCGAGGGCTGCCATCAAATTCGACATGGCTTCCTGGCGAGTGGCAGATGAGACCATACCATCAGCGTTGGCGATCGGGTTCCGTTCGAGAATGACCCAATAGCGGCCAGCGTGTTCGCCTATCGAAATTACAATTAAGCTCGTTAGGTCGGAAAGGTCGGAAGCGATTAGATCGCCAGTTGGAACTGCTGCGCGGATGTAAGCAAAGAAGCGATAGAGATCACGTCGTAGAGCAGTGGCAGCCTTTTGGGTGAAACCGCCGAGACGGACGCTACCGTGTACCCGGAAGGCGGTCAAAGCGTCGAAATAGGGAACGGGGAACAGGCGATAGTCGTCGCGGCCGACGCGCTTGGCGCGCGGTTTTTCGGGTGGTGGTAGGGGTGGCAGATCGTTGATGTTCTTAATAGGCATCGTTGGCACTCCTTTTTTAATGCGCGCGCAACGCACGGGCGCGCGTGAGATGGTGCTGGTGGTGCAATGTATCAAGGTGGTGCGGGCGTGGTTTGGTGCTATGGTGTCGCCCTAGGCTTATATTTCGGGGTCGCCCCGAAAAATGACCTTCGCTGAAAAAAGAGAGAGAGATTTTTTAAAATAATCCTCCAGTCTATTGACAATCAGGTAAACCTGATATATGGAGGTGGTCGGAAGGGACCCCCATGATATATCAGGCGTCGCCGGTGCACCGCGAAATATAAGCCTGGACCTACACTAAAGCACCGTAGCACGCATGGCCCATCCGTCCATCAATGCTTTGACGGCGCTGCCTAGTAGGTCCATGTTGGGTCCATCATACTAATTGACAAAAAGGGGGGGTTTTTGTGGTTCAACTCGTTGGCTTAGTAAGTGCCACTACCAGGGACTTGTTAAGCCACTACGTTGAAAAGATCAAAAACCCTACTTCGCACAAAGCGCGAGCGCGGGGAGCCGATTTATCCAAAAATGCGAAGTAAGATTTTCGACCCCCATTTTTGGCAAACAACATCTACCTACAGCATTCAACAAGTGGGCCGACCAAACCTGACGTTAGGTAGGGGTATTTTACATCGTTGATCTGGAGAGGGCAAATGACGCGTGGCAGTGATGTTGTGTGATCGTTGCCAGGCCGAAATCGGCCGCGCTGTGGACTTGAAGCGGGAAGCTGCTCAACAAGTCCTAAGCATGAAGAGCAAATACCTAACGCCGCAGCAGGAAGAGATGCTATCCATCCTGTGGTCGCGCCGCGGCCAGCCGGTTTCAGTCACCTCGCTCATTGTTCTGATGTACCAACAACAGGATGAACCTAAAGCCGCGGCCGATCTTATCAAGGTGCAGATTTGTGCACTGCGTCGCGCCATGCGCGAGCGCTCCAGCCGCTATGAAATCCGGACACTCACCCGCCGCGGCTATCTGTTATGTCTTCGCTCCGAACCCGGTGACGCTCGTCCAAGCGACCAACATCGCTTCGGGGTTCCTCTTTGGGGTTAGAGAACAAAATGACACGTGACAGCGCCATCACTACAGCAAAATGGCTCGTCGATCGCGACCAGCGGGCTCGTTGGGTTTTCGTTAATCACTCGTTGCGAAGCGCAGACAGCGGTGCTCGTTGGCAGATTTCGCTCGTTGGGGCCGCTGGCATCGATCCACCTTGGACCCAGGCACCTTATTATATAGTGGACCAGCGCGGGGAGCGGCGCCTTCTCCCCTACCGGGCATGGCGGCTACGCAAACACATGCGCACACAACGGGAACGTGCTGCATCCTTACGGATGAAAGGTGCAGATTGACAATGGCGGTCCTGCCACTATCATGACAGCGTGCGCAAGAGGCGTATTTGTGAGGACCAAACTATGATCTATACCAAAGCCGAGTTTGCGCAGGCTGCCGAGTGGCAGCTTGCTATGGTGCGGCGGCAGGAACGCGAAGCGCAACGCAAAGCGTTCATCGAGGAAGCGCGACAGTATGATCCACCGCGGCGGCGCTCATCCCAAGAAGCGATTGAAGATGCTATCTTTGGGGAATTTGCGCCATGATAGTAACATGGTTGCTGGGCGCCCTAGTAGGCATTGGTTGTGGTTGTGTTTTGATGGGACTTTATGCCGCTGCTCTTTCAGTGTCGCTGCTGTATGGCGAGCATGAAGCGGGCTTGTGGCGTGCCGAGTATGGCGCCGACGATGACGACGAGGAAGACGACAACGAGTGATCGGAGCGAAGCGATGCACACCGCAATGATGATCGCCGCGGTGATCGCGGTAGTGATGATGCACGGGGCAGCCTTTTGGAAAGGGAAGTGACATGAGCAAATCAGAACCGAAACCGCCGGAGCGGCTAGATCCACAATCCTATGAAGTCATCAAACAGCTGGTCAAGCTGCATGGTCCATTCTTGGTTGTCGGTGCTGCCACCGAGGCGGCTTGGGAGTTGGAGATGTTCGGACCCGATATGCGGTTTGGACTGGTGCCGACCGGCCGCGTTTATGGGTATGGTTGACAGTCGTCCCAGCATCACCCGCAGGGTGACACCTAGATCGGGATAGCAATGCTCCAGCCTGTGACAGCGGCACGCCAGCTACGGCAGCGTGACCATCCGACAGGCTAGAGCTTACCGCGATCGGTAGTCATCCGCCAGAAGGCCCGGCAGAGATGTCGGGCTTTCTTTTTGCGCTGGTGGTGTTGCAAATAGGGCAGCGAGCGGGGATGGCGGTTGTGACGTCGAAGCGGCACGAAGTGACGCTTCCTGGCGCCGGCGATGATAGCGAGCTCGGGTGGATGTCAGGATGCCGTCTCGCACAGCGAGGGGGTCGGCGGCTCGCAAGCGGTCAATCTGTTGCAGGGTCGAAGCGAGTGAGTATCGCTCTTGATCGATGATCGCCGCGAACTCCCGGCGACGGGTGTCTATTTCGGCCAGGCGGCGACGCTTCTGATCCTCCCATATCGCTACCAAGCGGACCCATACTCGTGGCGGGATCTGTGACTTCCCACTGCACCAACGATAGATCGTAGTGGGATGCACACCAAAAAGACTGGCTTGTCTCTTGCCGGTGACACACCCAAAGAGGGCTCGCAGAGAGAACGCTAGAAACTGCTGCGGTGTCGCCGTGCCATTACGAATTGCGTCCCAATGTGGGATCGGACGAAAAGTTCTTTGTACTCGTATGCGCGCACGTTCATTAGTAGTGACATCCTTTAATTCAAATGAGTAACGAGGGACCATTCATTAAAGACAATGAGAACGAATTAAGCTGCTACCACACACGCACAAGTTAGCGCAGCAACATCAATGGTGTGGATGTCGCGTAAGGCTTATTATGGAAAATGCCCATTGCTGGTTGCCCTTTTGTGCTGGTGCCGTGCTACCGTGGCGAGTGTCATAGCAGGTTTTGGGGTCTGGAGGGGTGGACCTCGCTCCCTACCCTTCCTCTACCCCCCAGCCAGCAGGAATTCGCCCCCGCCACTTCGTGGCACGATTTGCTTGTGTGATTTCAATAGGATCATTATTTGCACGATCCGTGTTCAAACCCCTTGCGCTGGCGCGCATTATGTACTATATACGCGGCATGATGACGCACCCCCTCTGCGGCTATGACGAGCTAGGCATCCTCGGCCTCGTGTTACTCGGCTTCGGGCTTGGCTGGACCGTCCACTGGATCGGTGCGGTCGTGATCGATCACTTATTCCGGACAAAGAGACAATGAGCGACCCATCGCGCGACTGGCGCCTCGCCCAGACGATGCTGCGGCAGCGCCTCTTCGCCGACCGCCACATCCGCGGCCTAACGCAGGCACAAGTCGCGGCCGGTACCGGGATGTCCCGCGTCCGCTACTGCCGCCTGGAACTGGGCATATCGCGCATCCGCGACACGGACCTTGCTGCCCTGGATGAATTCTATCGGCAACCCTTAGTGTGATGGAGACACTACTAATGATCACCAAACCTGAGATCACTGTCGATCCGGATTACGAAGTTAGGACAATTCATGTGTCTTCAGCGGCTACTTGGCGCGGCGGGTCTAATTCCCCCTATAGTGAAGAAGACAAAATCACTATTGGTCCATTCCCTCCGCTGCCGGTTGCGCCCCCTCGCTCTATTAGGGCAATCCACGTATTGGCTGGTGCGCTCGCCGCATCGGCCCTCTTGTGGTACGCTCTATATATGTGTGCCCGCGCCATGTCAGTGTGGGCTGGGGTGTGGCTGTGACCTCAGCCGAGATGACTAGTATCATCGATCGGATCATCGATCAGAACGGTGGAGCTATGACAACGGTCACAAACAATTGTGTGACATACTACAGCCATCGCATCATGTGGCACGACTTCGATGGCTCGTGTCATGTTGTCCGGGTCGATAACCACTTGTCGCCCGAAGATGCCCGCGCTGACGCCATCGCTGCCGCTAAGCGGCAGGGCTGGCGACCGCCCCGATGGTATCAGTGGTGGCGCCGTGAGGACACCCGCCCATGACTGCCTAAGAAGGAGCACCCCGATGAAATGGGTAATAATCTGGTTCGGTGTCACTGCTTCGGGCACTCTGCATCCTGTCGAACTGGCAGACCACAACGGGCACCGGATGCTCTTCGCAAGGCAAAGTGACTGCGAGCGGGAACTGGAAGGGCGCCTCCACATATATCGGGTTCTTGGTGATGCCCGCTGCGTTGGGTTTCCCCGGAAGGTGTTGGATCGTGATTGATCTACTGGGCCAGCGTCGATGACCATCAATTGGGACCGCTTCCAGTCGAACTTCATGGACTTCCTCCGCCACGTCACCATCGTGTCCAAGGATGAGGGCCGTATTCGACTGGAGATGTATGATGCGCAGCGATACTTCTTTGATGAAGTGTTCGATGGCCTGCGCAACGACCAACACTACTTCGTAGTGGGGAAGGCACGCCAACTCGGTATCACCACCGCTTGCTACCTGTTCGACATGTTCTACGCGGGTGCTATTGATGACGTGCAAGCTGGTATTGTGTTTGATACCCATGATAACAAGGAAGTGTTCAGGACCCTCTTTCGGGAGTCCATTGAGGCCCTTCCACCATCCCACCGGCTTCCAATACGCGGTGGCCACGACAACCGCAACAACATGGTGTTCACCAATGGTAACATGATCCAATATCTGATCGCTGGGGTGAAGCGCGGTCAGGGTAGCATCGGCCGGTCTCGTGCCCTCAATTTCTGCCATATGAGCGAATTGTCGTATTATGGCGATCCGGAAGCGTTCGCCGCGTTCAAGAACACCTTCTCGAATGTGTTCCCCTACCGGTGCTACATAGCAGAGAGCACCGGTCGCGGCTATGGGCTGCTATATGATGAGTGGATGGACGCAGTAGCTGATACCATCGAGAAGCGACCAATCTTCGTGGCATGGTGGCGCAAACGCACCTACTCATACCCCAAGGGCTCACCGCTGTACGACAAATACGGTTGGAAGGGCCTCTCCAAAGAAGAAGCCGCAATGGCCACCGAAGTGTCCAAGCTCTACACCTACCTCATCACCGATGAGCAGTGGGCGTGGTATCGCCACAACAGTGATCCCAGAGCGCAAGCCGAAGGTGCCGACACCCTGGCGGGTGAGCGGCATGAAGTGTTTACCCAAGAGCATCCCACCACACCGGACCAACTCTTTCGGGGAACGGGATCGCCTTTCATCTCCGGCCAATTCATCGTCCCGGCGGAGGAGCGCGCCTCTCGCGCCCTTTTTAAGGCGTACACTTACTACATCGGGGACGACATAACCGCGACGCGGATAGAGCAGACCCGACACATCAACCGAGCCCAGCTAAAGGTGTGGGAAGAGCCCCGCGCGGGCGGTACCTACGTCATCGGCGCGGACAGCGCCTACGGCATCAGCGACACCGGGGACAACTTCTGCGCCCAAGTGCTGCGCTGCTACAGCGATCGCCTCGTCCAGGTCGCCGAATTTTGTGACCCCTCCGTCCAAAGCTACCAGTTCGCCTGGGTCATGATCCACCTGTGCGGGTGGTATGAGAATTGCCGCTATGCGATCGAACTGAATGGAAGCGGTGAAGCCGTGTGGACCGAGATGAAGAATATGCGGCGAGCGATGGAAGATGGTAGCCTTGTCCGGTCCATGCCCCCAACCGACTCCGAGGAAGAACTCCAGATGCGCCAATCGTGGCGATACATGTTGGGCAAGGTGCGCCAGTACTACTACCACCGGCCGGACAGCATCGGCGGTGGGATCAACTACCACTGGAAGACTACCCTGGAAAGCAAATTCACAATGATGGTCCAGATGTCCGATAGGTTCATCCTAAAGCAGCTTGACATCAACAGTATCCGGTGCCTGGAGGAGATGCGGTCGCTGCGGAAAGATGGCCGGATGATTGAAGCGGAGGGGCAGAGTAAGAAGGATGACCGGCCAATGGCGCTGGCGCTAGCTGTCCGCTGCTACATGGATGGAGAGCGCAGCGGGCTCGTGGCGCGCAATGCCAGCTACGAGATGGAAACTGCCCGCGATGCAGCAGCCGGGGAGAGCGCTGACATGGGGATACGCTTTATGAGCGGCATCATGGCTCGCGAGTGGCAGCAAAAGGCGGAGACCCGAAAATGGCAGCGCAGGACGCGGTCGGATCGGAGATGGCAGTGGTAGGGGGCGAAATGAAATGAAAGCGTGGACTGTAGCAGTGCAGACGGTGTGCCATCACGGTGGCCGGCTGTCCACGATGTTCGTGTTGGATGAAACTCACGCGGGCGCCATCGCAAAAGCTGTCCGGGCTGCGTTGGAAATGCATGACCCTGAATGCCCGACTGCGATATGTGGCACCGCTATCAGCAGTGTATCCGAAGAGATGCTGGCGAACGCATACCGGCAGGGAGCAGAGTTGCAATGAGGATGCGATCAATATATCGAAAGGACGGTCGGCCAACGCGGAGACAGAAAGAGGCTATGGGTGATTTTAGAGACATCCAGAAGAGCCTTGCCGCGGCCGAAAGGATATTGGATAATGCCCGGCGTAGAGGCGCCGCTGCGATCGACGAGTATGAAGCATCTCTACTCGCCGCGGCAGTCGCCACAACAACAAAGGACGAAGGGGCGTCATGAGGATTGGCCCACCTACCTTGTCATGGCAAGGTCTTGCGTACCCGCAATCACAGTCTTGGGGGTACAGGTGCAAAAAACAAGCCCTACAGCACAAGCATGCGCGGTCAGAAAGACTGTGGGACTTCAGGGGGTGCTCTTCGGGGCACCCCGTTGACCCTTTTGGTGCAGTGAAATGAGCTACGTCTTCCGCACTTATGCTTGCGATGGTGGCGGCCAACTAGAAGAACACACATTCGAGTTGATGCAAGACCGCTCGGAAGGTCCCCCGGCTTACTGTCCAAAGTGTGGTAAGAAGGTGAGCGGCACCCCCCGCCCTGCCCGAATAGCAATCGGCGGTGCTGCTATCACTAAGTCTGTCGATGGTACGTATCGAGCCTTAGAGGCACAGGGTCAGGCTGCGTTCGAAAGAACGGGCAATCCCAACATGAAAATCACCAACATGAACGATCACCTGCGGGAAGGTGATGTAGCTGCTAAGATGCCCGACAATTCCATCTCCCGGTTCATGCGACAGGCCGACGGCAAAGGTGTCACCTATGGATGGGGCGGTGGAGGCAGCATGATTGCGCCCGCCACTACAACGCCCCTGCCCATCGACTACCGGGGCTACACCGGTGCTGGCCACGCCGCCTTGTCCGTCATCCAAGGCAATCAAGGGCGGACAGCCCAGGAAGCGCGCATCGCTGCCACCGTCAAAGGTCAGATCAACAAAGGACCCCCGAGATGAGCGATAACATATACCTCATTCTAATTCAGGAAGAGAAGGTTCAGCCGTTCCAGTTGATATTCGCCACTCAAACAACCGCTCGTGCTGCCTACAAGAAGATCAAATGGGAGAGCCGCGGTGAAGATGATTTCGAGGTCGAAATCAGCGACGACTTTGGGCAGACTGTTCTTATCAACCGGGACCAACTTGTCTACGCGCTTATGCAAGAGCTTGGAGCCTTGCACCGAGGGCAAGCTGAAATATCACTGGCTCAGGCCCGCGCTAACAGCACCTTACAGCGCAAGGCAGCCCAAGACCCGACGCTGAAATTTCTGACCCCTGGTGTTCAGGGGATGGCAAGATCCTAATGACCGCACACGAATACAATACATTCGTCGAATTGACCAACATGTGGTTCGGGTCTTGGCAGTCGTGGTACTCGCGGCCGCGCAGTGAGCGGCGTGACTGGATACGATGTTTCCCCTTCTTGAGGGACTTAGTATGATCCTACCCGGCCCCGAAAAGCTACCGCGATGGACCCGTGAACGAGTAATTGATCCGTGCATGACGTCTCGCGGCGCCCGGATGCAACTCGCACGAAGCATCAACACGTGGCGCTACACAGGCAGCGACAGCGGCTCTTCCGCTATCTACAACCGCATCGAAGCACATTGCGACAAACTTTCCAGTGCTGTCTTCTCTCCGGCCGATCTCCGCTACATGGCCGAGTTTGAGAACGACTACGGCGACATGATGCTTCGCCGCGCAGCGGTAGCTGCCCGCTACTTGTCTCGCGAAGTGGCAATGCGCAACCTCGACTTGGGCTTCCAAGAAGCAATAGAAGAAGCCATCCCTCATGGCTGTGCCATCCTAAAACATATCTGGACCTACCATGGCCCTGACGTGATCACGATGATGCCGTGGGAGATGGGCGTCTACTTGGAAAGTGAAACCGACCTAGACAGACAAGAAGCCATTGTTGAGAACACATGGGTGCTGCCCGAGGAGTTGTGGCGTCGTATCAGCCATCGCAGTGATGCCAAGGAACTCTTCCGGCGAGCCATGTCCCACGCCCGCAAGGGCAGCCCCGACGATGTACCTCCCGGTTTCTTGCATCAAGTGCTGATGGCTGGCACTCCTCCCCTCATACAGGATCAAGGTGCCTCTGCGTCCCCAGGTGGTATGATTAGTCTAACCGGTACACCAGCAGTGGCCATGCTCAGCGCCGATGTTGCTGAGGGCATGCTCGAAGCATGGCAGTGTTGGGTGGTGAACGATGAAACAGGTGACTACACCACTATTCAAATAGTGGCTCCTGATATCCTTATCGCCCCCCGATTTGAGCGCCGTAACCTATTCATACCTCACGACCACCCTTTTAGCATGGTCCGTATCAACCCCCAGCATCACTACTTGTGGGGGCGCAGCGAGCTATCTTCGCTCATCAAGCTTCAATCCCTGTTGCGGGATCGTCTCGAAGATGTGAAGAAGATCATGGGCCTCCAGTACGATCGTATCCGTGCTTTCATCGGTTTTGATGGGATGAACGATGAGCGTTTCGACCAACTACAGAATGAGGGGTGGTTGGCTGAACAAAATCCAGCAGCCAAGGTCCAAGACCTGACCCCGGCCCTGCCCGAAGACGCCTTCGAAGAGATCAAGATGGGTATCCAGTTCTTCGAAGACATTGCTGGCTTCGACAATGTTCTCAGTGGTAAGGGGGAGACTGGTATTCGAAGTGCTCAGCACTTTCAGGGTGCCGTGCGTCAAGCCTCTCCTCGCCTGCGCGACCGTGCCATCCGGGCCGAACGTCAGTGTGCTCGCTTCGGAGAGAAGATCCTGTGGCAGATGGCCTCTAATGATGGGCGTGTCCATTGGACAGATAGTGGTGACACCGGAGGTAGGACCGACTTCTTGCTATCCCAGCTGCCCGATGACACTCGCATCCTGGTGGATAGTCATTCTAGTAGCCCAATCTTCGAACAAGACCACGCCAACACTGCTGCCTTCCTCTTCAAGAGCGGTGCCATCGATGGCGAAGACTTGATCGACTTGCTACCGGTCCCAAACCGGGATGCCCTGAAGGAGAAACTCCGCAAACGCGAACTATCCAAACGTCAACTTATCCAGTCACTACCCCCACAATTGCAGATGGAAGTCATGACGGGTGCCCACCATGGTGGTCATCATAAGGGGGGTGGTGAATGAGATCCGCAAAGCCGGGCGCTGTAGTTGAAATTACCGACGCGACTGGTCGCGTAACCAGCTACCACTCCTTCACATGCTGCCACTGCGGCAACCCAAAGACCGTTACGGGTCGTATCGAAGATGTTGCAGATATATGTCGAAGCTGCTGGCATCTCCACTGTCTAGAACCAGAATGCCTGCAATGCATCCCCTTCAAGCGAAAGGTGGATGCCGTAGAGGCACGGGATGAGAGCCTACGATCAATGGGACTGCTATGACGCTGGAAGAAGTCGAAGCCGCGGCGAGGGCTCGGTTTGGATGGCCCCCGGTAAATGAACGAGACTATCGGTCATTCGCATGGGCTGCTACCAATGCCGACACCTGTACAACGCACCGTGTTGCGGCTTGGTTTCAACCGGAAGGTTATGAATACGATTATGTGTCCGGTGATCCGGTCGGTTACAAGCCAGCCGGCATTCATGTAAGCGGTAAGGGTATGTGCAACACGTTGGATGAAGCGTGTCAAGCTCTGTGGGATGCGGTGCAACGCCAAACTGAGCCTGCTTTGCTCGCCATGTTTGGCCTAAAGCGTGACACTAACGCATACGGCTCCCCCGTCATGCCTGCCGGTCGTGAACTCACCCGCAACGATTACGCGGATATCCTCATACAAAATGGCATTTGGTAACTGGCTTTCCATCAATTTAGTCGTCGCAGTCATCGTGATAGGAGCAATCATGTATGTAATGGATGACCGATAATGGGCACTCTAACGCGTTTCAAGTTCTCAGATGAGTTCGTAAAGCAACACCCTGTTTTCATCGAGACAGGGACCGGTCGTGGTGCTGGCATAAAAGCCGCGCAACAGTTCGGCTTCAAGTACATCATCTCAGTCGAAATCGAACCCTCGATAGCAGGCGCGGTCCGTGAGAAGTTTAGTAGCGATCCGCGAGTGGAGGTGATCTGCGGGGATAGCTGTTACACCTTATCTGAGCTACTCTGTCGTGACTTCCGCGACTGTGACCCTGTATTCTGGCTAGATGCCCACTTTCCTGGCTCGGATGTTTTGGGTCTGTCCTACGATAACGAACCCAACCCCCGAGTTCGTTTGCCCTTGTTCGACGAGATCCAGGTCATCAAACACTACCGACCAAACAGCGTGGTTCTGATCGATGATCTACGAATGTATGTTGACGGCCCGTATCGAAGTGGCAATCTACCGGCTGGTTTCACCGGTATGTCCGCCGAGCAACGCAAATCTGCTGCCTACGCTTTATTCACATTGTTCGCTAAGACCCACGATATCAAAACCTCGTATGATGAAGAGGGCTATCTGTGGCTTGTACCACAGAGTTGCGAAGGTCCCGAATATATTGAGTTCGACTTCAAAACGTATTGTGAACAAGCACGACAATACTATGAAGTAGGCGATATGATCGCCGCGGAGGGTGCCTACCACAAGGTCATCGAACTAACCAATCTAGATATCAAGAACGGCGCGGAGCGCGTAGCACGAGGCGAAGCTTGTCGTTTCATGGCCGCCAAGGCCCATGAGAACTCCAACGTCGGCACCGAAATGGATTGGTACTACAAAGCGTTGATGGCCGACCCTCTTTGCATCGAATATCGGTGCGACTTCGTCAACCACTGTCTCGTCCCCTTACAAATGTACGAAGTGGCACGCCAGGAAGCCGAGAAAGCATGCAAGATAGAGCCCGACAACCCGGCAGTTTGGCAGACAGCAGCCAATGTAGAACGTGAAGCGGCTGATGAAGCGAAGGCGGACTATTTCGTCGACATCGCGCTCGGAAAGGGACCTAAAAATCCTGGCTCTCACTTAATAGCAGCCCAGCTTTATGCGGATACATCGCGGTTCGGTCATGCGATTAAGTACTACAAGATGGTACTCGAACTGCCCAACGCTGCCCACCGTAAGTCCGAGGCGCTGTTGGGTATGGGGATTGTCTACGATCGGATGGGGGATGGCGTCAAGGCTCTCGAATACATAGACCGCGCAATCGAAGTGGGCGGTGGAGACCAAACCCTGGCCCGGTGGGATCGGGCTGAGATACTGTTGTCATTGGGGCGCTATGAAGAGGGGTGGGCAGACCACGATATCCGCTTCGACGACAAGTACAGAGGCCGCGAACTAGCAGCATTTGGACGGCTCGGTCGCCGTTTCAAGGCGCCCTTGTTGCGGCTTGAAGACGAGCCATGCCGCGTTCACGTCCACCCCGAGATGGGCTTTGGCGACGTTATTTGCATGGCTCGCTACCTACCAAAACTTATAGAGCTTGGCCACGACGTTCGATTTGAAGTCAAGTCACACATGCTAAAGTTGATGCAAGACAGCTTCCCCGGTGTTGGGGTACACGAGTTCGCTATCGACTATCCTGGTGCCCTCGGACTCCAAGATTTCGACCGCCACATCACCACAATGTCCTTCCCTCACCTCTTCAAAACTACAATCAACACGGTCCCGTGGAGTGGTCCTTACTTGAAGGCAGATACTCGATTAGTCACAGAATGGAACGAGAAGCTGGGTGGGCAATATCCAAGAGTGGGACTGTGCTGGTCTGCTGGCATCAGACCCGGCTTGTGGTATACCGAATACGGACAACGAAAATCGATGCATTTAGCCGATCTATACCCGTTATTCGACAGTGTCCCGGCCACGTATGTGTCGCTGCAAGCCGGCCCGGAGCGATTAGAAGGCTTAGAATTGCTTGGTCTGACTGGTGAGACACCAGATTGGTCCGAGACTGCCGCGTTGATCAAGGCATTAGACCTTGTAATCACCGTGGACACCAGCGTTGCCCACCTTGCCGGGGCGATGGGCAAACCCACATGGTTGATGATGCACACCGGCGGCTCTTGGCACTGGATGCGTGACATCGAAGGCGCCCTGTGGCAATATCACTCGCCGTGGTACCCCAGCGTCCGCATCTTTCGCCAAAAGAAACCTCACGAATGGCGTGAGGTTGTTGAACAAATCGCTACCGACTTGAAGATGTTCACAATGGAGTGGTGACATGAAAGACGGCAAACGCGTAACCGAGGCGGCGAAGGTGCTAGCCAAATACGACATGTACGAATGGGATACCTTGCCCGAAACAGATCCCCAAGGACGGGATCGCGCGTCCTTCAAACAGATAGCGGAAGCAATGCTTGAAGCCGCTGATGAGAAAGGATCGAACTGATGGCCTTTACTCCTAGTTTCATCGGCCGGACAACTTTTTCCAACGCTACGTTGGCCCAAATCCCCACGGGCAACATCGCGGTTGGAACCCGCATTCTCATCGCATTTTGTATCGACGCGCCGGATTGGGAT